AAACATATTTGGATAAATATCTTTTTCCCATGTTACCCAACATTTTCTTTGTAGGACGGCAGCTATTGTGGATAACCCTGCCCATAACTTGTATAACTCCGGCGGCTCCGTATTATCCATATAACGAAGAAAGCCGGATAGCCAATCATCCAACTTTCTTGAGTGCATTCTTTAGCTCTCCTGCGGATAAGTTCTTTAGTACCGTAGTATGTAGCATGTTATAGCCTATTTTAATTTCAATTGGTATTTTAATATCACGGGCACGCCATTGGATAGGAGATTCTAAGTTTGTTTTTAACTGTTGAAGGACCTTTATTACATAGTCAGATTCATCAATGTTGAAGGATATGGCCACGCTATCGTATATGCAGGTTGTTAAGAGCACTTTGTGGTATAATGGGTCATTGTATAGTGGTAGTATAGCATTATACCACATCTTGTATGCTACTATAGATTGTGGAATCCATGAATACGCTTCACGAAATAGGTCGTCACCCCACCTATCAAGAAACACGCGGCGACGTCCATATGGATTTACAAGTGTGCGGTTCTCTGCCAACTGTCTTTTTATCCAAGTTTGATAACCCTGTTCTACTCCAGGATAAGCTTTATGATAGGCTTGAACTATCTGCAAAGCCTCACTTTCTGGCATCTCATATCTCAAGGCGAAACTTCTGTATCCTAAACCATAGTTTAGGGAGTGATTGCACTTTTTTCCCCACTGCCGCCACGGGTCATCGTTACGGCCTAACGGAGCACAGCACTCTTCTGGGGGTATGAGGCTTTTGGCCTTGTATTCCTTATACGCATTATATTGGGCCAGTACAATATCATAGGTTAATCCACTAATTAAGGCACCTGTTAGACAATGTACGTCCTTTCCTGCCTCAAAAGCCTCTATCATTTCCGCTTCTGGTGCTAAATAGGCTACTATCCTATTCTCTGCTTGGGATAGGTCAATAATAGCGAAGGCCATTCCCTCATCAGCCACAAAAAACTTATCCATTTCTCCTGGCTGGTTGAACATGTTACCGCCGGTTCCGCGGATAGACTTAGAGCTAGATGGGCGACCACTCTTTGTGCCTACTACGTTAATACTACCTCGAAAGCGGTTATCATTATCAAGGGTCATATCAAAATAAGTGCCCTTCAACTTCTGCCAGAAGCGTAGATCAAGGAGAACCTGAGCCTCCTTAAAGCCCCGTCTAGCTAGTCGTATTAGGGCTGTCTCATTGGTGGTTATACCACCACCTTTGCCCCTGTATGGAGTTATACCCTTTTCTATGTAGAAATAGTTAGCTATCTGTTTTGGGCTGGCGGGGTTTATATCATGCTTGACTAACTTAATAAGTTCGGCTGTCTTGATGTTTATAGTATAGTTAGCCTCTTCCCTAGCTTTCCTTAAACCCACCATATCTACGTTAATACCGTGGGCTTGTATAAACAGGAAGGGTTGCATTAGGTCTATATGGCACTTGTAGGTATCTAATAGGCATTGCTGGCGTAGTTCTTCCAGCATTACCGGCATAACTTCTAAGCAGACTATAGCATCCTTGGCATTGTATTGCCAGAAGGTAGGTTCATCAAAGTATAGTTTTTTCCAAACCTTACCCTCTCCTTTATAATAGGGATAATCTGTATAGGTGCTTGCTATAAAGTCAAGCCCCTTTGGATAATCCGGTAGTAATAGGGCATGAGCCACCATAGTATCATCTAGATTGGCTGTTCTAATACCATACTCATTCCATAAGTAACTACAATCGAATATACCATTTTGCATTACCTTCCGGATTGTTGAGGACTCTAATATTTGGGTTATCTTTTGCCATATCACACATTCCTCTTCTAGGCTAAACTTATTTTCTTGGTCCCTCATTAGATTTATACAAATAGCTCTGGTGCCTTCAGGTTTCTTGTAGGATATACCTACACAGTAGGTGTGCCCATACATTACCTCAATATCAAAACCTACTATTACCCTTGGTGCTAGAAGGATTTCGTGGTCTAGAATATTTATCACTTCTGTGTAGCTAGGGTCTATCAGTATGTTGGGGCTAGGTATTTGTATGTCCGGAAATTCGCTTTGCACTTTAGCTTTATCTAGGTCCTTAGCAATTAACCTTTCATCCAAGTATGTACGAAGAGCAGCGCTGGGGTGGATAGTGGCCACTACTTTTCTACCCGCTACTAGCTTACAAGGTAGAATGGAACCTCGGTACTTAGTTATTCCAGTTAGTCCGGTTAGTACATATAGGGCGGTTCCACCTAGTGCTACAATTACGCTGGCAGTGGATTGCTCTATCTCCCGCCTCAAAATATCTATGCAGGCTTGTGCTTCTGGTGATATTTGGGGTGGATTTTTAGTTATGTTTATGTAAGGCTTAATATCGTTTGCGGCGTTGGGCCTAAACTTTAGTATGTTGGTTATGTAACAATCGTGCCGTCTTATTTTCACACTGGTTAGAATACGGTCCAACAGTTGTCCGGCGCGGCCCACGAAGGGCCGACCTACACGCTCCTCATCGGCACCTGGAGCTTCACCTACTAGCATAATTGGGGCATCTAGGTTACCCTCAGGTTCTATTATTCGTGGCGGCATATTGCGGTCTCCTATTTAAATTTATTAACCTTTTTTAGCCCCTCTCCTTAAAAGGAGTGAAACTTTTCACCTATCCCTTGTTGCACTCTTAAGATGTAGGTATTTCTATAATCCTTATTAATATCAAAGCCAATAGTGTGCATATTTTGGTTATGCGCTGCCAACATTGTGTTACCACTACCAGCAAATGGAACCAACACGTTACTACCAGGATAGGCGAAGGTGGCTAATACTTCCTCTATCATTTCCACTGGACGCTCCGTTGGGTGGATCTTGTTCCCTGGTAAGACTTGTGGGAATTTAAAGTAGCTGGAGCGGCCGGCCTTAACAATTCCAGGGTCACCCTTTCTGGCATAGTAAAAGGATTCTATATCGCTGGCTAGTTGTGTAGTAGGACTAGCACACATTCCGATTGGCTTGATCCAAAGAGCGGGTCTACGGCTGCACCTAAAGCCAGCTTTTATAATTTCTTCGTAAACAATGTTTGCCCAAGGATCAAATGAGAACCAAACTATCATCCAACTATTATTAGCGGCTAGCTTGTAGCATAGTCGGAATAGGTTACTTAAGAATAATTGATACTCATCCTCGTCTATTTCATTGTAGCCTAAGACGGCAGACTTCTTGTAGGTACTATCATTCCTAGCTTTCTTAAAGTTTACACCATATGGTGGGTCAATTTCTATTAGGTCGTAACTACCTATTTGTAATGTCTTACCGCTAGAGAAGAAGTCGGCTACTTTATAAGAAGCAATAAGTTCATCCCGCACTTTATCCGGCCGTTCGGACCGTTCCCTTTCAGCGCGCTTGGTTATTTCACTAATAAGGATAGTCTCCTGCATCTTGTCTAAAAGGGTCATTGCCTCTTTTTGATTTTTACATTCGGCTAACTGCGGGATACTTTTGATGGCCTCAGCCAACTTTAGGTTATTTGAAACTGTCATGGGGCTAACACCTAGCAATTTTGCAGTGTCACGCATAGAGTGGCCTTCTGCACCGGCCTTGCCAATGTTAGCCTTCTCACCAAACTTAGTAATGTATAAGTTGTGTATTTCTTCCATAGCCGCCACTTCTTCGGAATAGTTCATTTGCTTTCGCTGGATATTTTCAGCAAGCTCAACGGTCCTTATAGTAAGTTCATCGGTTTCTTTGGGGTATATCCGTACACTGACACTGGTCCAACCTAACTTATCGATAGCCTGTATTCGACGACCTCCAGCAGCTAGTTCATAATGATCACCGAAGTTTCGTACGGCTAGTGGACTAATTAAACCCTCTGGACCACCTATGGATTCGGCTAGTTCCGTTATGCCGGTGTATTCTTTACGAAAACGATCACCTATAATAATCTGGTTGCGAGGTACTATACAAAGCTCACCTAACTTATCCATTTTGTAACATCTCCAGCATTTTGGCCGCTTCTTCTGATGATAGGCTAGACATAAAATCTGCCATTGTTTTTTTTGTTTTGGTTTTAGCGGCTCTAATAGGATTCATTGCATTTCTTCGACGAGAACCTCGAATCATTTCTAGGTCCGCTTGGAGTTCGGAGAGGGATTTCTCTGAGATGGACTTCTTAAGATCGCTTAGTTTCATGGTGGTCACCTTCTATTCGGCTCTTTTATTCGGCTCTTCTATTCGGCTGTAATGTTGCAAACCTATTTGACGGCTAATTACTCCGGCGACTACCATATTTGGGTCCCGGCTGCATTCACAGGCCTCAATCAAATCATCAAGGATGGCACCTATTAGAATTCTACGGGTACCATAAGGTAGTTTGTCTAGGAAGGAACGCTGCTGGTCGGTTATTTCTACACCGAATTTGCTCATAGTTTGGTCCTAAAATAGTAGGGCATGGCTACCTGCCACCATGCCCTACTATCTATTGCTAGTTTAGTTTACAAGGAATCGTCGGATTCGATTCTGCTCACCATACTCCTCATCATCCTCTTGACTGAGTACACCGACACCAACGGCATCAGTCATGGTATCGGTATCTAATGGTATTTGGAGGCCAAAGGCCATAACAAACTCCTTTAAGCGACGTAGCCGGCTGTTGTTCTCCCTCTCATCCTTGTTATCATCCGGTAACATGATAACATGCCCGATGTCCTTTGCATTTGGATCTTCTGTTGGTACTAGCCGTAAATATAGGAATGAAGAGGTGCCCTTTTCCGGCTTTTGCTGCCGTATTTCAGCGGATACAATTTTTACTTGGTGTGCTCCGGCAGCCATTGTGGTTAGCTCTGGCACACTGTCTACATCATAATCAAGTAGGGACATATCTATTCTCCTTTTGTTGGCCCCAAGTTATTTGGGGCCTGCCTTAAACCAAACCGTGTACAATTATTGTACACGGTATTTTAGGCTAAACCATGTAGAATAATTGTATCATATTGTGTTTCAACTGTTTGGCCATCAATCGTAATTCGTACGGTGGCATAGCAATTTTTACACCACGCAGAGAAGGTGTCGATAACTACCTCCTTAAGCTCCGGCGTATAATCCAGGGACAAACACGCCCGTGGAAATTTTTCATCATGCTGCTGGAAAAAGCCACCGGTGAACCCTTTGTCTCGGTAGTGATCGAGGGTGAACTGCGCACGCCATTTGAAAATGTCATTCTGTGGCTGGAATAACACGTCATGGAAGTGGACCAGTCGTTGCAAAACGGCATAGGTTTCCATGCTTTTTTGGGCCCATCCAATATACTCACACGAACCACGCCCAAAGACCTTACTTTTATCTTGGGTTACAATATCCCAGGCCACCCGATTAACGTCGGCCCAGGCGATAACGTCTGCAACCTCCGGATCGTCGGTATAGGTATAGGGTCTAATCTCAGAATAGTAGGTAGTTTTGGTTATTTGTTTGGTTTCGCTGCGCATTGGTGTTCTCCTGTTGTTTTAAGTATTTCCGCCATTATTGGCGGTTTTGGCGGTAACGTGGGAGCCGGGCCTTTCGGAAAATCGTAGTCTACCGGCAGACCCTTAATCGCAGCATAGAAGGTGCCTCCGGTCATGTCATTCACAATCCGAATAACCTCAGATACTTGTGCTACCGGCAGGCTCTTTTTCTTACCTTCACGCATTGTTACTTCGCGTACGAACTGGCGAATTTCCATGTCAACCCCCTCATTCTGGCAATAGCCTGCCGTAATCGAATTTTGGATGCTAAACCGGTTTTGGGGTCAATGTAACTCTGCTCGTGGTCGCATGCTTCAAGAAACCTGTATGTATACTCCATCGCGGCCAGCGATTCTAACGCGATAGGATTCGCGTGTTCCCGGCATCGGCCTAGACATACCGCATCGCGCGTGCATTGCCTGTAACTGACCCCATCACCCCAAGGCTCGGAAAACGTGCATTGCATCATGATCGCTCCTTCTAACAGGAACTTCATGTGGTTTTGTATCCGGGTACAGACCTGTCCTGGACGTGGACCCTGACCTGCACCTAGACCAGGTCCTGGACTTAAACCAGGACGAGGATCTATATCCAGACCTAGACCAGGACGTAGACCCAGACCAGGACGTGGACCAGGACATAGACCAGGACTTAGACTTAGACTTAGACGTCGACCAAGATGTAGATCTGTACCAAGACCTGGATATGGGTCCAGACCCGGATGTAGATCTACCCCAAGGCATAGACTTGTACCAGGATCTGGAGCTGGACCCAAACCTGCATCCAGACCTGGAATAATGCCACAATATCCCAAACCGGCTATGAAGTATTGAGATATTCATTTCTGGTCCCTCGGTAGGGCATGTCTCCATTCTGTTGTATCCACGAGTGCTCCACGACCAATGATCACTAGCCCATCAACGGGTTCGACCTCGTTCAGGGATCCAGTTATCAGCGCATCGTGGAACCTGCCGGTGTCGGCGATCCATGCCGCATCCTCGATCACGATTTCGTGTTCTCCGACCGAAACGACGCGCCCCGTCCAATAGTTCGTCACGAGACGAAACAGGTACGTACCCCCGATCTTAAATGGTTGCGAAATTGATGGCTGGACATTGTGAAGCATCGCTTCTAATTCACACGCCTTATCGATGTTCATTTTGATCACTCCTGTTATTTTTATGGGACGGCCTCGTAGACACGTTCGAGGCCGTCCCGCGATCTCGGCCCGAGGAGATTGGCTAACCTCGGGCCGCTCATTCCCGGCGACAGGCCGAGAAAACTGATTATTTAACCGTAACCATAGCCATCGTCATGGTCGTCATAATACCCGTTACCATTAGCATAGTCTTTGCCTGAATCTGATCCATCGCCATAATCATCGCCATAGCCATCATTATAGTTTCTGCCGGAACCATTGCCATCTCCGTCACCGTAACCAGAATCTGAGCTATTACCTGAACCTGATCCCGAGCCTGATCCATCACCGTAACTATAGACATCGCCTGAGCCAGTATAATTATCGCCGGAACCGTCACCGGAGGCACCGGAGTCACTGTAGTCATAGTTGTTGCCGAAACCGTCACCGGAACCATTACCATAACCATAACCAGAGGCATCACTATCGTCGTCATCGCCGTAGTTGTAGCCGGAACCATCACCGTAATTATTACTTACGTTGCACGCCATTCGGGCACCTCCTCTATACTGGTCTTAGCGTCTAATGTACAGGGGATAATTTCTATGACGTTGGTTAGACACACCATCGGAACCACACACGGGAATTTGCATTCGTTAGGATATTTTACTCCGCGCTGGGATAGTTCACTTAGTGTGGCTGCGCCTTTCCAATACCATAGCCGCCGTGCATCAGTGACACGACATTCCGATCTGTTGAGGAACTGCACGACTCCGGCAAATACGCCAGCCGAATACGTGCGGACTATGCAATATTTTCCAATTACAGAATCCACGTCATTAGGAAGTTCCATTTCCGTCTCCTTTACTTGGTCATTAAACCATTGTTACGACGTTCAACAAGCCGGTCTTCACACGAATTTCTCCCAATTCCGGATCGCCAGTACGCGCCGGTGTTGTTTGTCTGCGTCATCGCCCGGTATCACAGCATCCGGCGTCACGTATTCCACATGCTTAGGCGTCGTGTCCTGTGGCCGCAATAACGCATCGAGCAACCCAACCAACAGGCACGCGACGATGCAGCCCAACGAGACTGCAACGATTAACACGAATAATCCGATTTCAGTTATCATTCTACGGCCTCCTGAAATGTTAGGTAAAAATGGATCCCATGGGTACATTCTGTCCGGATATTATCATCCCACGAATCGGCATAAACGTGTTTGCCGATCCTATACTCAATTTTGTTGTCACGATACATCCTATTATAGAAACGTACTTCCGGACTAGGTGAGTGATCTATGTTCCATGCACTATTGACCAGCACATAATCCGCCCGGCATTTCCGGCCAATCAGCGACGACGTGCGTTTGGCATCGGACGGAATCAATAATTCGATGATCTGTTTTTCGCAATTGTAGCAACTTTGCACCTGCTTAAATCCAAAAAAACATCCCACCTCCGGCACGATCTGAAAATTAGGTAATATCGCACCCTCAAGATCAGCGGCGACTATGTAGAGGTAAGCATTCTGGAGGTAAGTACCTTGAAGGTTAGCGTTATGGAGAGTAGCATCCTGAAGGTTAACCTTCCGAAGATCCGCACCCTGGAGATTCGCACCATAGAGGTCCGCACTATAAAGGTCCGCGCCCCGAAGGTTAGCATATCGGAGGTCAGCGCCATAGAGGTTGGCACCCCGGAGCGAAGCTCCTTGGAGGTTAGCACTCCGAAGATCAGCATTATAGAGGTTAGCACCCTGAAGGTCCGCACCTTGAAGGTTTGCACCTCGAAGATCAGCCTTCCAGAGGTCAGCATCTTGAAGGAGAGCATCTTGGAGTGAGACTAAATTTGCCTCACATATCTTACGAATACTACCACCAGTACCAATTATGGTCCCATCAACATCACACCGTTTTAGTTCCATATCACGCTACTCCTATTTAATTAAAATGTGGCCTAAAAATATGCCAAACAGACTCTCCATCCATAACTGAAGTTAGGTAGTCTTGTGGTAGCACCTCCCCAAAATCTGTGGCTCTAGCAGGATCTCCTGTGCCTATAATAATAAACCTCACAGTACATAAAAATTCCTCAGTATTCACATAAGCCCAAATGCAAAGCTTATGGTTTGGATCAAACCCAATATGTAGTATCTTGGCAGGTTTTTTCATTTCCACATCTTGAATTTTAATTATACTTAGTGGATATTTGTATATAGTTCGCATTAGTTATCCTTATAATATGGCAGGTTATCTACCTCAATTTGCGTTATTACAACGTAAACTTTTTCCACACCTATACTAATAAACTTAAGGAATTCATCCCATAAGTAGTAGTGACCACCTACATACCATTTATCACCTATCTTAATCGCAGCGTAACTATAAGGAGCAGCACCAACCCTAAAAGTTTTGGTGAAAGTTAATATATCACCATTCTTATAGACATCAGTTGGTTTGTTAGGCATGGTTATTTTCACCATTTTCCAGTTTAAACTCCAGTCCTGCTTTCTTCATGAGTGTGGATATATCCGGCTCCTCAAGTAGCAGGAATTTGCCGGCACCGATTCTAGTCCGGGCAGAATATTGTCCCTCTGTTCCTGTTTGTAGTTTATATTGGGTACTAGGTGTTCCATCCTGATGGCGGGCGCCAGGAATTGCCTTCGCTATGTACACCTCATCAAATAGTAAGGGCACCTTGGTCTTAGACCTACCTACAATCATTAGCCCAATGTAGGTCTTGCCAGAATCCTCATCCTGTCTATAGTCTAGGTGGCCAGTTACTATTACATTGCAAGGTAGGTTAGTCCACTCTCGGCATAAGTTGCTTATTAGACCTTGTAGTACAAGATAATCTTGTAATTGTGGATTAGTACCTAACCGGCCACCTTTATCTAATATATAATTCATAGCGGTGTCGGAAAGAGAAGTCATGCTATCTACAAAGTAGGTGCCCATATGGCTAAAATAGCCCCCGCTCTTCAATTGGTCGAATCTAGCAGCATACCTCTTATATTCAATCTTACCTTTCTTATCCGCACCATTAAATTCCTCAACCAATATCTGACCATTATCAATATAAGGTTTAAGAAAGGCTACTCGGGATCCGCCAGGATCAAAGCTATGCATGGTTACAGGAAAGGGGCAAGTTCTAGCCAAAGTTGTTTTGCCAGTACCAAAATCACCAATTACTAAAGCATTAAGCTTTTGGCGGCCTTGACCTTCTGAGTAATTCTTACGGATTTCAGCTATGGTAGCCTCAATATTTAGTTTAGGTTTAGTTGTTGGTGTTAGCATAAATAACGCTCCTAATTATCGGTTTTATCAACTTCACCAATTCTTACAATTTTCTTGGCAGTTTTCTTATACTCTGCCATCGGATCCCAGTACTCTAACCGAAAGCCAACTTGTGGCTCCTGACTTGCAATGTGAAGAGGGTTATGCTTGGCTACACAAAAGTCATGGTAGGGGCACACCCCATACCTAATGCAGGACTCAGTGTTCATTGGAAAAGCATCTAATATAGGGTTATCCTCATCGGATGAGAGTAGGCGTTTATACTCCTCATCAATCATGTCGGCGTAGTGATTTACCATATTTAACCACATCTGCATATCTAGGGGCCCTTTTTTCACAGGAACCCGCATGAATTCGATTCCCTTTTTTCGGAAGAATGCACCATTCACCCTAGCCCCATAAACCTGATTAGGGTCCTGTAGACACATTAGGGCGTGGATATAGGTACTAACCTGAACGGAAAGTGTCCACTCTTCGGCCCATGTGGCGGCTAATCTACTAGATGTTTTATGCTCCAGCACAAATAGTTTACCTTGTTTGTCTTGGCAGAGTGCATCTATCTTGAAGTGGATACGGCGTCCATCTGCTATTGGCACAGTGCCAGCAATTTCTGTGGCTATCACTTTAAACCGGTCCGTTTCGTACCGCTGGGTATACATAGCGAGGGCTTCAAGAGCATAGCTAGGGTTTTTCGGCTCCATCAATGCATCTTGGTCTTTGGTGAAATATTGGCGATAATAGGAAGTAAATAAGTCTAAGGCTGTTGGTATGGCTGCATTATCGTATCGGCCAGTTTTCTGAAACTCCAACAACATATGCTCCATGGCTATATGCCACGCAGCACCAAATACTAGGTCAATGGATTCTCCTTCGGGGCGCCAGCCAGCTACGTAGGCCCAAAAGTATCGACGGGGACAAGACATGAAGGTCTTTAGTTTTGTGGAGTCTAAGATATTCCAAGTTGCGTGGGGTTGTAGCGGCTGCATAGCTAGTCCCATCCTTTACAACCGCAATAATATCGGTCTTCTTCCTGATTTATGCGGGATTGAAAATAGGCTAAGCTCAATTTACTGGTTACTTTTTTGCCACAATATACACATTTAGCGGACCTTCCAGTTAAGCTGGGAGGGTTTTCATCTATTTGTCTGGCCCCAGGATAGATACCAATACAGGCTACACAGACAGGGCTACCTTGGCTGTCCTTCCCAGATGCGGTATGGCCACATTTCATTAATGGCATTAACGGAGCCTCCGTCCCTATCAAAGTCTCATTTATACCAAGTTCCATTATTAGTTCCTCCAGTAAAGTTGAAAACTTTCTCCACCCTAGCCCTTTAAAAACCGTGTACAATAATTATACACGGTCTTGTGGGGAGGAGTTAACTAAGTAGCCACGTTAACTCCTCCCCTTAGCTAAGCTGGAGGATCTTAGCTAGATGCATCGGCGCCATATGCTTGATTAGCCGCACGAGCACGGAGTGTTTCGAGAAATTCTGCCTTCTCCTCGTCGTTCATGGAGATGAACTTTTCGATCATGGCCGCTTTCGTGTCTACTGGTCCACGAGGAGTCCTAACACCAGGCTTCCACTTAAGGCTGCGGAGTTTTTCGGTGATCTGGTCCTGCGATAGACCTTTCTTTTGCAAAGACCGTAAGGCGGCCTGGAGAGAAATTATGGCCTTCTGCCGGTAATTGCTAAATACGACAGCCTCACCGAAGAGGCTACGAGCGTGGTCCAAATTATCACCAAAGTCAAACTCGTAGGTAACCTCGGCTTTCGTTTCAGGATCAGTTGCGGTTATTGCTTGAAGAGCCATTTCTTTGTCTCCTTTGCCACTTAAATTTGAGTGGCGGTTCTTAACGTTCTTTTCCTCAATAACAAAGGTTTACTCATCCTCTTCTTCGTCCTCGTCTTCCTCTTCCTCTTCCTCTTCTTCCTCCTCTTCTTCAATCTTTTCCTCAATCTCATCCTCTTCCTTTTCTTCTTCCTCAATTTTATGTACTATTTTTTCAGTATCGGCCAACTCTATATCGGCGTCTTCCTTAGGAGTTAGCTCTAAGATGGGTACTACTTTCGCTGGCGTTTCCGTGTCCGCTGGTTCATCAATTACCGGATAGCGATATCCACCATTTAGCTCCTGTTTTACATACACAGTTACTAGGTTAGGCCCAAGGTATCGGATGGCCTCTACTATGTAGATAGTTGTTATTTCTTCATCCATATCATAGACGTGGAGAAGTAAACGGAATTCTGATAGTCGTACCTCACCCTCAATTTGGCCACTCATGTCATGATCCTCCAGTTTGTTTGGCGTGTACAATTATTATACACGCCATTCTGAATAGTTGGTTAAGCTACTTTCCTACTCTCTTCTATCCAAGCTACTTTTTCTTCTATCCAAGCCACACTTATGCCATTAGCCGTTTCATTGATGGCGGCTTCTGCAAAGGTTATAAACTCGGACCATGGATCCGGTCCATAAAACAGCTTAGTTAATGCGGGTATATAAATAACGGAGAAGTGGTGGTCCTCACTTAGTATGTACCAATATCGAAGCCGGCAACTAGGAAAGAATAGCCAATATTTATAACTGGAGTTGTTGTACTTGGCTCGTTCTATGCCTCGCCTTATAACAGCTTCTACTAGGTTTGATGATCCGTCCTTGCTAAGGGGTTCTTTATTTAACATTGGCAGAATCCGCAGTTATATTACTATGTTCTTGTAAAGCCTTTGTTAACATATCGCTGTTAACCACCTTATTCATAGCCGCTAAGGATTCAGTCAGTGTCTCTTCAGCTAATTCCCTGGCTACCTTCGACTTTGGTGACATAATTTGTTTGGCGGAGATACCTAGCCTTGTTAGTTGTTCTATTCCTTCCTCAACGGTCTCGGGACGGTTAGCACCACACTTTTGAAATAGCCCGGAAGCTATTTCCAGGTGTAGCTTTAACGCACTGCCAATACTAAGTTCTACAATTCCTGCCGCTTTGGCTGCCATTATTAGCACAACTAAGTCTCGAATATCAAGGCGAAGCTGGCAGTTCATCGTTGCTTTTTCTACTTTCATAATGTATTATATCACATACACTCGCTGGTTGTCAAGCTATTTTTTAGCCTCACTAGCAAAACTGATATTATCAGGGCTATTTTAGATTAAACCGTGTACAATTATTCGTAGTCCGCGCATTCTGCACTTTCCACCTCATTAAGATGGGCGAGAAATTGATCGAGTGATCCGCTCCAGCTACCACGCACTATTCGGACGCCGATTTCTAGGTCCCGATGGATAGTGATAAACTCACCGCTATTAAGTGTCCAACCAGAAAAATCCTGCCCGGACTTTATTAAGCCGTAGCCTGTGATATGGGTTTTTCCGTCAACTATCGCCGTGTCTGTGATATGTGCTTGGCCATCAATTATCGTATGTCCACAAATTAGCGCTTGGCTGTCAATCCGCGCTTGGCCAGCGATTATTGCATGGCCAGCGACCACCGCATATCCTGTGATACGCGCCTGGCCGGTTATTAGCGCCTGGCCACTGATCACAGCTAGGCCACCTATACGTGCCTGACCACTGATAAGCGCCTGCTCTTCTACTAACGCGGAGCCACTGACCCGCGCCTGGCCTAGCACCCGTGCCTCATCATCAATTAACGCTTGGTCATTGACCAGCGCCTGGCCGCCCACGCGCGCATGGCCCTCAATCCGCGCCTGGCCTAATACGTTCCTCATCTCCCTACCCTCCCTTAAGTCACCTGAGCCGCTTCCTCTAAGTTCTCCTCTAAGTTCTCCTCTACCTGACTCATTTCATATCTCTCCAGTCATCACCCTCACCCTTCGCCCGAATCCACGTCATCCACGCCGCTTGAAGTTGGACACGCGCCACCTCCGCCGCTTGCGCGGCGACTTCGGACTCTTGCTCTGCGGCTATGAGCTTTTCAAACGCCACTTGAGTGACCTCATCAAGCTCCACCTGCCGGTTCCGCCGCAATCCCGGAATCCTTGCCAATTCTATGTAGCTCATTTTTATTCCCTCCTATTTATGTTGTCCGGCCGCTATTTTACTAACGGTTCCGACATTTCCCATCCATAGCTGGTAGTTATTAGGTAGGACCACCTTAATTTAGCCTCCATCCCTAACAAATCAGGACGGTTAGTTACCTTTATATACTTCACTCTGATAAAGGGATCTTCGGTGTTATCCGGATTTCGTTCTACACCTAATACTTCAAGAGTGGTAGTTTTATTTTGTAGTAGTAACATGGTTATTTCTCCTAGTAGTTTCGCCACTTCTTATAAGCTCAACAAGCTTATTATCCTCATATAAAGCTACCTCGTCTAGCTCTATTTGGACGAGAGTATCCCCCTCTACTATAACATGAAGGTGGATAGTAAGCTTATCCGCTTTTATATCCACATAGGCACCTACTCCCTCATGAAATTCAAATTGCTGGGCAACTATAGTGCTGCCCATAATTGAGAGATGAATACCTCGACAGGCAAATTCTGCTGCGAGGACCCAGCCCGTCATTGACGGACCGGTGACGGCGAAATGTACCATCGGTTCGCCCTTGTAAATAATTAGCCGTTTCATTAGTTAGCTCCTTCACATCCTAGCAAGCTAGTCCTGTATTCTCCTGGTTAGTCTTTCACCCAATGTGGCGCAATAATCTGCGCCAGGTTTCGCGCATAACGCGCCTCGCGTGAGGCCATCCACGCCTGACGCCGCCGAAGGTTCGCCACCCGCGCCGCTTCTGTGGCTTTGTCTGCGGCTCGCGCCGCCGCTTGTGCCGCATCAGCGGCCTCAATCGCCGCATGGTCGGCGGCCTGAAAGTCTTCCCAGGCCGTCTCAACATCCAAGCCGTCACGCCAAGCACGCGCCAATTCGGCGCGGATGGTTCGGAATGGAGTATTCCCGAGCTCTACCCACGCTCTGGCAACCATTTCGCCAACCTCTCGATCCGTTACATTCGTCGTGCGTTTCATCTGTCCTACCTCCATTGTTGTCCGGCCCCAGGCCGGAACGTTTTTTATTTTTTACCAATTTTGTTGATTCTGGCGATTCTGGCGATTCTATAACTGTTTGCCACCTTCCGCCTGCAATCTATTAGTTATGGATTCTATAAACTCCCTTGTTGCTATTTGTATGAGTTTATTCTGTTCTTTTGGACTAAGGGAGTCATATAGCTCACCTACTGTCAACTCATGCCGGAGATAGCCACTCCCCTTACATTTTGGGCAAAGTTCCTTCTTATACATAATTTTAACTCCTTCTACCGGCAAAGCCGGTCTTTTGACTAGGCTGCTAATCTTGTAAGATTATCCGACTAGCACCTAGCTAATTAATATTTCACCTTATGTTATCTTGGCGTGTACAATTATTATACACGCCTGCTAACTTCGTTAGCGGCTTTATTAGCACCGTCGTTAGCACCTTTATTTAGCGCCTTTATTAGCTGCTTCGTTAACAGCCAACTTCGTTAGCGGCTTCGTTATCGGTGTCGGTGTTTCTGCTATTTTAATTCGGCTAATTAGTATCCTGCTAAGCTAGGGCTAACGAAGTTAGCGGCGAAGTTAGCGCACGCCGGCGAACGAAGTTCGCTAAGTTTGCAAGTGAAAGTTGAAAGTGAATGTATATGTTGTAACCCGCCCGTACTCTTCGATAAACGAGAAAAGCTAGGTTAGCGCCAGTCTAAAGAAGGCACTAAGGAAGCTAGGTTAGTTGAACTACTCTTCTTTGATCATTTTTTTTTTTAATACATATATTTCCTTTTCTAGCCTACTAACCTACTAACCTACTAACCTGTTAAGGTGTGTGAAGCGCTCTTTTTAAAGAGCACCCCCGGGTTACAACATTCGCATACATTTTCAACTTACAACTTACACTATTAACCTACTAACCTAATCCCGCTATTAGCTTAATAACCTAGTTAACCTACTAACCTAATCCCGCTATTAGACTAGTTAGCCTACTAATCTAACGTTAGGTTAGCGTAATAGCCAAGCTAATAGCCACGCTATGCTAGATCGTCGGCGTGTACAATAATTATACACGCCTATTAAACTATTTCTCCGCCGTCGTTACTAATACTGCTAATACTGTGATAGGGCCACAGCAGTTTAGGACGCATCGCGCTAAATCTATCCGTTTATCTGGAATTTTCTATCTCGTTCGCCTTCTAGGAAGGCGATCGTATCATCTAATTCTTTCAGGCTTTTGCAAGCCCGGGCTGTCCTACTGGCCGCTTCTGCGGCCGTCATGGGCGGTCTTATTCCCTGCCGCCGCATACCGATAGATGCCACTTTCAGACCCGTCTCTCTCAGGCTACTAATAGCCTGCGTTGCAACAGCATCTCCACGGTATGTGCCGTCCGCGTCTATGCTCATGGCCTTTATCAAGGCCTGAGTTTTTCGGACAATTATGAACTCAACTGCGTGCCGGACAACTTGTCCAACCGTTGCACCCTCAAATAATATCGGGATGCCCCCGATATTATGTTTGTGGGTTCCCTGAATAGTCACGGTTCTATCATCGTCCGTCTTGACGATAACTGTCCCGTCAAAGGTCACATTGTCAAGTTGGTCTTTACTCAGTGTGATAGGGTTATCCATATCTATTCTCCAGCTACCTTGTTGTTTAGCTTTGTTTAGCTGTGACCCTATCACAGTACTAGCAGGATTCAACTTTCAAAGAACTTCCGCTCACTAGGCCTTCCAGTGAGTGCTTTTGGGTTTTATTTAATTGTTCTTTCGACCCCTTTGCTGTTTGCTTCTGTTGTCAAGCTTGCCCTATAGACAGCAAGAGCCATGCCAAGTTCGTAAGTCGTTGCGGTGTAAGGACTTACGAAGAAGCACTGAAAGAGTATTCAGTGCTATTTCTGGGAAAACTTTGCCCAGTACAGGGAAAACTTTGCCCTACTAGTAACTACTCTTTATTAGTACGATAGTATGTTAGAGTACTAGTATGCCTTAGCATAGCGAAGGCCAATACGTTGTCATGGCACTAGCCGCCGTCTTAATAGCACTCCTTAGTAGTCAAGGCCAATAATAGCTATGTTAGTGTGCTAGCCTAACACTTATCTAGTGCTTCACTCTACCCTTCTGTGCTACCCAGCAACTTAGCATGGCCGGGCGGCCCCGGGGATCGCCGTCTTCGTATTTAATAATGGAGACAGGATTCTATTTCCTATATCCATATCAATTCCTCATCTTTTCTCTCTTCGACCCTTCGGGCCGAAGCAGGGCTTGGATAATTATTCGGGCTTGGATAATTATTCGGTCCGAGTAATTATCCGGGCCGGATAATTATTCGGCGTGTATAATTATTTTACACGGTCGTAGATCTTGGCCGAACTTGGCAGGCAAGCTAGATTTTGGCCGCAAGGGAGTGAGGTCGATTTTTGGTAGCAAGAGTGAGCAAAAATAATACTTGACAACCGGCCATCATATGTGATATAATATATAGTGAAAGGGATTATTAGCATGAACGGCAACTCTAGCTCCAGGATAACGCCCACGACGACGACGACGACTGGAACGGCTTTGCCGACGATGGTGACAGTAAGTCCCATTACTGGAATTGATTACCTAGCTGCTGCCCGTGCTCCGCGTGATAATAGGCGGCGTCCAGTAGGTAAGCGTCGCTATGAGATTAAGGATATCCAGCACCGCCATCGTGAGATTATTCGGATGAGCCTAGCTGGAATGAAGAATGTGGCCATTGCAGCCACTTTAGGTATTACTCCACAAAATGTTTGTGATGCACTTCGTAGTCAACCTATCGTAGAGGAGATGGCAAAACTACAAGAGAAGGCAGATGAAAGGGCCATTGACTTCCATAAAGAGATCAAGAGGTTAGTGCCGAAGGCACTGGAGACACATGAGGAGATATTAACGGAACGGCGTATTACTGATAAGGGAAACGAAGTATACCGATATGATGCTCCAGTCCGGCAACGTAGCGCAGACCGTATTTTAGACAGCGCGGGGCTAGGTCGGATTCAACGAATTCAAGGTGAGGTTGTTCATGGTTTCCTAAGTCATGATGATATTGAGGTTATTAAAAAGCGTGCTATTAGCCGTGTGATTGATATTACGCCGTCTCCGCCGTCTTCCGAGACGGGGAAGGCGGAGCCTTTGCCAGCTCCAGCGGAGTATTCCGCCGAGACGGAGCCTGAGACGGCGGAGCCCTCGCCAACTCCGGCGGATTCTGAGACGGCGAAGTGTTACGGAACGGCGGTAGCGAACCGTGTATAATTATTGTACACGCCTAGAAAGAATTAGCGCGTGCTAATACTAACAAACCAATTTAGCGGCAGCTGCCGGCGCTAGGAGGTAATTCGGAATGGCCTTCCCGACTGGCTGGGCTTATTACGAAGTAATCACTTTACCCGCCGTCTCAGGGATGTCGGTGGATGCCGTTCTGTCGAATTTCCCTTTCCCGATTACCAACTTATCGGCAGCGGTCTATGCGAATGCGCGGAGCGATGGGGGCGATATCCGCTTTACCACGGCAGATGGAGTGACGGAAATTCCGGTGGAGATCGTCAGTTTTGACGCGGTTGGGAACACTGCCGAAATCTGGATTAAGGCTCCGACTGTAAGTCAGGCCACGACCAACGATGTCCGTGTGTATTACGGGGCACCCAGCGAAACCATGCCTCCTGCAAACAGCACCTACGGTAGCCAGAATGTGTGGGATGCTAATTTTAAGGGTGTCTATCACCTCGGTGAGGCGGTCAATAATGTTGCCGATGGGTATAAAGATAGCACTGCGAACGCTAACCACATGACGGGTTATAGTATGTCAATTGCCGCTTCGGTAGGTAAAATTGGGTATGCACAGAATTTCGATGGGGTTTCAAGTTACTTAGAGCGTTTAACACCACTAGTCACCGCAGCGCCGCTGACGTTTTCCGCGTGGTCACTTGTTCATTTAGCTGGACTTGGAGCTATAGTTGCAACTACTGCTACGGATGGTGGTGAGAGTTTTCTGCTTTATACTGATACTGATAATATATATAGGTATCTAACACGTGCAGTAGACATTTCTACGTCCGCTGTTTGTAGTTCCGCTTTTACTATCGATACTTGGCATCATGTAGCAGGTAAATCTGAAGCTGCTAATTCCCGTTCTGTGCTAATGGATGGTGCAAACAAAGGCCTTGATACTGTAAGTAAAGTACCTGGAGCGATGGATAGTACTCACATTGGAAGGTGGAGTAGTGCTGATAGTTATCCGTTTAATGGTAGTATTGATGAAGTCCGAATTTCCAATATTGCTCGTTCCGACGACTGGCTCTACGCTGAATATTGGACCGCTGCGAACCAGACCGCGATAACTCCCGGCCGTGTATCGTTGTTGTCTGGGTTACTAACACGTAGAAAGTTGGTGGCATAATGTATCCTATCTATTATCCGGTGGAAGGCGACACGTTACCGATTCTATTTTCAACCTATGCCGCGGCGACCGGTGCATCGATCACCATGACCGGACTCGCCGTGACGGACATTGAAATCTATAAAGATGGTGACGTTGTACAACGGGCATCCGATGCGGGGTATACGCTGCTCGATACTGATGGAATTGATATTGATGGAATCACTGGTATTCACGGATTCAGTATCAATCTGGCCGACAACACGGATGCAGGTTTTTTCACGGTGGGTCCGTGGTATCACGTGGTCGTATCGGCAATTACCGTTGATAGTCAAACCGTGAATTTCATTGCTGCGGCATTCCGTATCTTGGCTGCAACTCGCGGTATGGCTGGCACGGCATTACCTGATGCGGCGGCGAACGCGGCAGGTGGACTGCCTATTAGTACTGCGGGTGGTCTAAATCTAGATGCTCAAATTGGAGCGGATATCGATGCGATTCTTGTAGATACCGCCGAGATTGGCGTAGCCGGTGCCGGGTTGACCAATATCAATCTTCCCGACCAGACGATGAATATCACCGGAAACATTATCGGAAGCGTTTCTAAAGTTTTGTCACAGTATATCCTGGAAACAACGGTAGTTACCCGAACTACGAACGCCATTTTTACTATAGCTGACGGAATGTTGATAGATAATATCTATACGGATTGCGTTATAGCTATACAGGATGTAACCGATTCCCATTGGGAAATGAAACGCATAAATTCCTATGTAGGCGCAACAAGGACGATCTATTTACAATTCAGCGTTGGGTTTACCATAGCTACCGGCGATGTGGTGCGAATACTACAAACTAGCTATAACCGGGTAATGGTAACTACTTTGAGAGCAGATGTTATCACCGCCGCGGCATTCGACGAGTCCACGGCGTTCCCGTTGAAGTCGGCTGATACTGGGGCCACACAGATAGCGAGAGTCGGCGCGGATGCGGATACGCTCAAAACACTGAGCGATCAGTTGGACACCGTTAAAACCGATACCGCCGCCGTTCTCGTGGATACCGCCGAGTTGCAGACAGACTTGACCGACGGCGGCAGACTCGATTTGCTTATTGACGCGATCAAAGTCATTACCGATGCGCTGGGTGCTACCGCAGCCGCACGGTTGGCATTGTCGGCAGGTACGATGGTGCCGGGGACCAACGACAATACGGCGTTCACGGCTACGCCTACGGCTTTTGAGGCGGACGATATCACGGAAGCGACCCCCAATCATTTCCTCGGACGCACCGTGATTTGGACTTCGGGCGCATTGAAGGACCAGAAAGCCGAGATTACAGCTTACTCGAAAGTGGGCGCTAATGGACATTTTGTGGTGGAAAGCATGACCGAAAGTCCCGCCGATAACGACACGTTTATCATCGTATAGGGAATTGTATGGCTAAGGTATCGACCAGAGCGACGACGTTAGGACTTTCGGGCACACCCAGAACTCAGTGGCCGGCAGCTACTGGGCGTGTGCCAGTCGATGCTGGTAAGATAATTATCCAAGGTAGAATTGGTGATGTTCTACCCCAAGGTATAGTATATGGGAGGATATAAGTTATGAATAATGCAATTTATCCTGGTGTTACAGGAATTACCTTTACACAGACCGGTACTGATGTAGCACAAGCTGTTCCGGCGGCTAACCTAATAAGCGCTGCTGGTGCGCATTGTCTTGGTGCTTACATCAGCGTGGTGGGTAATGACCTTAACGTTGCTTTTGGTGGTGCTGTTCCAACACAGGCAGATACCGGTCCGCATCATACGCTTTCTGCTGGTAGTAGCCTCTTTATATCTAGTTGGGGTTCTATTAAAGGTATGCAATTTATTAACGCCGCTAATACTTTAGTGGGTTACTTAAAGGTAACCCCTGTATTTTAGGTTGTGATTGAGGTGACTATGTCTATTTATAGTGCCTATTTCAACTACGCTGTTGAGAGAACTCTTGGGATTGAGGGTGGCTATGTTGATGATGGCGTAGACCGTGGCGGACCTACTAATCTAGGTATTACGCAAGCCGAGGCACTACGCCATGGTATAGCTGATGTGAGGGCTATAACTAGAGATCAGGCTATTCAAATATATTATCAGGACTATTGGCTCGTATGTAACCTCGATGAGATAGGGTCACGGTCTGTAACGGCGGAGTTGTTTGACACCGCAGTCAATTGTGGTATCGTTATCACCGGTAAGAATTTGCAAGAAGCCTTCAATGTACTGTTTAGCCCTCCTGAGCCAGCACTAAAGATTGATGGTAAGATCGGTCCTAAGACTATAACTGCCACTAATTTCCAACTTCCACGCTATGAGATGGCATTATGGAAGGCCTGTAATGGTGAGCAATACATCCATTATAAAAACCTAAAGATAAGCAATCCAGGCTATGCCAGCCGTTATATTAGAGGCTGGTCAGCAAATAGGCTTTGATATGAGAAAACTACAAAGACTGAGTTCCACGATGACGGTGAGTCTGATTGGCAGGTAGCTATGCCACTCTCTAAGACATGGCATTTTCCGATCTACGAGATGACAATCCGTGTGTTGCGAGACCTATTCGAGTGGTTGATAAATTGGCGATTTGCTAAGGAGTGAAAGATGAGTGCGAGACCGCCTAAATTCAAACCAGGAGAATCGGCCCGTGATTATCTTCGGAAGAAACAAGATGCCTCCAACCCATTGCCCCGACCCGGAGGCGCAGTGGAAACGGGAACGGCAGGAAGCGGACCAGGAGCGAGTAGCGTTGAACCAGCCGGGAGCGGGACTCCGCTGGTGGACCATACCGTTCCTGCGCCTCCCTATCCCAGTAGGGTTCCGGCTAGGAGCGGGGTGGACAATACCACTGCCCGTGAGGAAAATGCCATTCAAGCTGCCGCCACGGCCGGGGACACGGCGATGGGACTCGGAGTCCGGGACGTTCCAGGACCGGGATTGACGCGGAAACAGCAATTCATCCGGTTCGCTTCGTCTATTGCGGGACGGGTATTGGCAAAGCGGATGACGAAGACGGCGGACGCGGAGAAAAAGATTGCGGTTACGACCGCGACAGGGAAGGGCGTCAAACAATCGATAGTCAGCACGGGTGTGTTGGTGGCGGTATTGGGAGCAGTGCGGGGGTTTGCGCCGGATTATCTGTGGGACCCGGAAATGGACGCGGAGATGGTCAACCGCCTCAGCGATGCGCTGGACGCGATTGTGGGCGCGGTGGCGGCGGTGTCGTTTCTATGGGGTGTGGCCAGCAACATCTGGAAACATCGGGCGATGGTGAAGAACGGGGTGAGTTTGAAGGAGCAGCGTAAATGAGTTGGTTTACTAACAACGGAGGACCACTAAAATGAAGCTGATAGTAACCGTCGTAACTGTGATTGCCGTCATGCTCATGGCGGGGCTCACAGCGGGGTGTACCATCACTGGACCAAAAGGGACTTACTCACTGGGGATCAATGGGGAGCAGATAGGGTTTGCACGCGATCTGTTTGCACAACTTGGTAATATCTACCAAGAAATCGAAACTCAGAAGGCTGCACTTGAAGAGGCTAATAAACAAGGTAAAACTGACCGAGTAGCTTCTATCCTTGATAAGCTAAACAACTTATACAAGAAGAAAAGCGCACTAGCTGGTAAGGTACAGGAAAAGGTTGATATTGCAGAAGAGGTACTTGTACCTGAGGAGCCACATAGTGAGTAGTACTGGGCTAAAAATATTTTTTAGCGTGTGGTATAGTAAGGTTATATTACCAGTAATAGCTGCTATACTTATTGCTGGTACATTATTTCTTATGTCTATGCCCTACCGTGCCCAAACTAATACTATTACTAGGATTGAAAAGTTAGAGAATAGTGTCCAAGCCACCGAGATTCGTTTAAAGGGTATTGAGACAAATGTGGAGTGGATGGTCCGCCAAATGGGTGGCAATCCGTAGTATGCTAGAGCGTAAACTATACACTGAACCGGAGTCTAAGTCAATCCTTAGTGCTTTGTCTGTTATCCAGGCTGAGGTCGAAAGGGCCACTCTAGTTGTTGCCCCCCCTTCAACAAATACACAACTTAGCCCCACCCAACAAATGCTAAGTGGTGTAACGGCTGACTTTCGACCTCAGCCTTATCAAGAAGATGAGGTGTTGGCTCTGATTGTTAGGATGAAGAAATATGCGGACCGGGAATCTAGGATGCAAAAGTTAAGTGAGCGTACTAACAGTGTTATTGCTAGGTTGACCCAACTTGTTAGCATAATGTTTGGAGGCGTGTAAAATAATTGTACACGGTAGCGACGGATGAATGAGATAGCCATAAGAGAAGCGGTCCAGGAAGACCCAGAGCTACAAGCAACGCTTGAAAATTTTTACCTAAAAAGCGGTGTCTGGTGTAGCAGCGTATTCCCTGAGCGGTTCTATAGGCCATTTTCTCCTAAACACCAAGAACTATTTGATGTGTTGGATAATCGCTCTATCCAGAAGGTTCTAGTGGTGTGCTTCCGTGGTTTTGGTAAAAGCTCTATTGTACAACTAGGTCTACCTAGTCGTGGTATCTGCTTTCAAGAGAATAAATTTATTATGCCTGTAAGTGCTAGTAATACTTCCGCTGTAATGCAGGGGGAGAACCTAAAAAGCAAGTTAACAAATAATAAAACTATCCGCGAATTTTTTGGCCCTATGCGTAGTGATGTATTTGCTAAGGATATGTGGATTACTAATAATGGAACTGTTGTATTTCCGCGGGGTGCGCAGCAGCAGGTACGTTCGAGTTTAGTAGGTGATTCCCGTCCAGACCTTATTATTGTAGACGACCTTGAAGATAAAGAGGGTGTTCGTAATGAGGAGCAACGTGCTAAGCTAAAGGAGTGGTTCTTTTCTGATTTAGTTGGCTGTGTAGATGCGGGGCTTTCAAACTGGCGTATTATAATGATTGGTACATTGCTACATGAGGATTCTCTACTGGCTAATCTTTATGAGGATCCAGAATGGGTTAAGGTTAATATTCCCCTCTGTGATGATAATTATAATAGCTATTGGCCTGAATTTATGACCACTGAGCAGGTTAAAAAGATGGTAGAGAGTTTCCGCCATCAGAATGTGATAGATGAGTTTTACCGTGAGTATTTAAATAAGTGTACTGGTCTAGAAACCCAGTGTTTTAGCTCCGCTATGTTCAAGTATTACGATGAGGCCCATGAGAATCTAGGCCGCCAGCAATATGTAGTTAATATGGTACTTGTAGATCCTGCTAAGACTACTAGTCCTACTGCCGATGATAGTGCTATAGTTGGTATAGCATTCAATTCGATGCAGCAGAAGTTGTTTGTCCGCGATGTTATAGCTGGCCATTTCACTCAGGATCAGTTATATGACCAAGTATTTGCTATGTGCCATCGTCTTGGGGCCACTACGATTGGTGTAGAAGTTACTACTTTACATGACTTTATTATTTATCCATTAAAGAATGAGATAAGCCGCCGTGGTCTTAACATTTCTATAGAGGAACTTAAAGCAAAAGGGCATAAGTCTGACCGTATTAGGTCCCTTATCCCATTCTATCGTCGTGGTCTAATTTATCATAATAAAGGAGTCAGTGGTGCCTTAGAGGCCCAGCTTGTTACTTTTCCTTATAGTAAGCATGATGATATTATGGATGCTTTGGCTTATGCCGTTCCTTTGTTAGATGCTGGTGATATGACCATGCTACCAACAAGTACGGAGTATGATTATATGCACGGTGATGCTGTTGAGGATGAGTACCGTGAGCTTGATGATGAGGATGAATTAGATTTACGGCTATATAGCCGGGTATAGGAACTAATATGGCTATTGTTTATACATTTGCGGAACGTGATATTATACTATTAGAACTGGCTAAAACTATAAACCACCTACGGTTATCTAATCGCAGCTTGGAAAAGTACCGTAAGGTGCTAGCCGAATCCGTAGCACCTGAGGAACCTTGGGTTGGTGTTGAGCTTAACATGGTAGCACAACTCGCTCCGATGGATTATGCTCGGGATAGGCTAGTAGAAATATTAACAGATATAACCTTTACCTATGATAATGAGCTTTATCCTTTAAGTATTCGTGACTTTAGTAGTGTTGCGGTGGATGTGGATGACGGTACTGGTAAGGCTGTTTTGACCGCTAATGGCGGTACTCCGTTTGAGGTCTTTGATGCTGCGGATGTTATAGAAATAAGTAATGCAGAGTCTAGTCTACATAACGGCACCTATACTGTTTTTAGTACCGCAGATCTTGGTGCTATTATGACCCTAACTACGGTATTACCTGGTAGCGATAATGCCGCTGATACTAGAATGCATATAACCTTAAAGGCTAGATGAGATGGCCGAAGTAAGAATTTCTATAGGTGGTCTTGAAGACATTGTGGTCTATGACGATGCTGATACCTATTCTGATGGTGTTACTCTTGTAAAAGCCTTCCGTATTTTAGGTGGTGGTGGTGCTGGCTTTGATAATGAAGGTGGTTTCATCCGAGGTCCAGTAAAGTTTGATAATAATGTACCTATTCAGTGGGACACGGTGGCGGGTGGTTATGCCACAATGATATTGTTGGATGCTACCGATGACCTTATAATTGGTAATAGTAATGCCTCTATCGGTGCTGATGTTATCCGGTTTGATGTAAAGAACTCTGCTAATGTGTTGGTGTTAGATTCTGGAGGTATGACTATATTAGATGGTAAGAGTATAGTCCTTGGCACCTCCATCGGTGCAAAGATTGGCACCGCCACTACACAGAAGTTAGGCTTTTGGAACGCCACACCGGTTATTCAACCCGCTAGTGCCAATCAGGTTGCAGTTACCCTAGATGTTGATGTGACGGGAACCGATACAGTAGATAAGGTAGCCATTGATGCTAACTTTTCTAGCGTTCAAACCTTATTAAATCAGCTTCGGGCTGACCTTGTCGCTACTGGTATAATAAAAGGAGCCGCATAATGGGTGGTAACGGAACTGTAGGTACTATCAGTATTGACACTGCTTGGCGTAATATAGTTAACATTATTAGTATGGCTCAACTTAACCGCCAGACTTGGCAGACTATAGAAACCTCCCTATCTATAGTAGAGGCTGCACTGTTCGGAGATAAGAATGCCTCCACATCTACCACAAAATAGAACTAGTAGCCGTCAATTGTCCTCTGACATTATTGATAAGGACCTCGGTTATGAATATCCAGAAGGATTAGACCTTCGTCCTAGCTCTAAGTTGCATTCTTTTATTCTAAACGAGGTAATGCGCCGCTCCCGTGAGAGCTATGATGTTATGAGTACTAGGCATGAGAGTTGGAATAAGATTGATAAAAAGCTAACTGCTTTTATTGACCTAACTGATAACGAGAAGGTTATTAAAGCGGCTGATACGACCCGTCCTGTTTCTATTGTGGTTCCACTTAGCTATGCTACATTGCAAACATTGTTAACTTACTGGACTAGCGCCTTTGGTGGTGATAATACCATTTTTAAGTATGAGGGTACTGGTCCTGAAGATACACTTGGTGCTATTCTCCTTGAGCTTGTTATATCTTATCAGGCTAGAAAACGCAAGTTTATTTTGGCCTTACATACAATGTGGCGGGATAGTCTAGCTTATGGCATTGGTGTGTGTGTACCAAAGTGGTCTCGTATAGTTGGCCGTAAGACATTACCTGAGGCACAAGGCTTTATAAGTCGCACTCTTGGTATGTTTGTACCTAGTGCTTATAGCCGGCGAAGTGTCAATACTATTGTGTATGAGGGTAATGAGCTAGAAAACATTGATCCTTATTTTTACCTGCCGGATCCTACTATGCCTGTTCATCGTGTGCAGGATATGGAGTATGTTGGTTGGCTTAGCCGCACCAATATTATGAATATTCTTAACGAAGAGAGGTATGGTAAAAGTACATTGTTTAATGGCCGCTACTTAAAGTCTGTGAAGGATGGCCGTAGTTGGTTGTATAATGAAGGTAGCTACAAACGCCATGAGTTTAGCCAGGAAGCGCAAACTACTTCCGTTCAGGTGATGGACCGTATTCATCAATATATTAAGTTGATACCTAAAGATTGGGGTATAGGCTCTAGCAAGTATCCGGAAACTTGGATATTCACTATTGCCGCTGACCAAGTTGTGATACAAGCTAATCCTGTTAATCTCGACCACAATATGTTTCCTGTGGCTGTATGTGCACCAGAGTTTGATGGGCATAGTGCTGTTCCTATTAGTTCTATTGAGGTTACATATGGCTTACAGGAGATAGTGGACTTTCTATTTAATAGCCACATTGCTAATGTAAAGAAGGCTATTAACGACGTTCTTATAATTGACCCTTTCAAACTTAACATGAACGACCTGAAAAATCCGGGTGCTGGTGGCTTAGTACGCTTACGCCGGAGTGCTTGGGGTAAGGGTGTTGATGGTAGCTATGCGCAGCTTAGGATTACGGATATAACCCAAAGTAATATAGCCGATGTGAAGTTCATAAGTGATATGGTACAAAATGCTACTGGTGCCACTGATATACTACAAGGTGTGCTCCGTCGTACCCGTGATCGAGTAACTGCGCAAGAGATTAGGGATAGCAAAATGGCTGCTCTTAGCCGTGTTGAGCATGGTGCTAAGATAGGCAGTGTCCAAGCTCATCAGGATCTAGCCTATATGTGTGCTAGCCATACCCAACAATTTATGGAACAAGACACCTATGTTAAAATAGTAGGTGAATGGGAGTCTAGGCTTCGTACTGAATATAATATTCAAAGCCCTGAGTACAGAGTCAGTCCTATAGACTTAATGGTTGACTTTGATGTATTGCCAGTAGATGGTTCTAGCCAGGATTCTGAATTTGCGGATGTTTGGGCTCAGTTATTTCAAACTATTGTACAGGCACCGCCGGAAATATCTACGCAATTTGATATAGTTCGTATCCTAGAACATATTGCCCGCCTAAGTGGTGCTAAGAATTTCCGTGAGTTTATGGCTAAGGGCCAGCCAATCCGTGCTCAGATTATGCCTGATGAACTTATCCAGAATCGTGTAGACTCTGGTAAGATAGTTCCAATACAGGAGTTTATGCAATGAAAGAGCCGCTACCTTTTGCAGTTGATATGGCAGAATTTTTGCCGGATGAGGCAGCTAAGGAGTCTACATGTCAAGATTGGCTTGACTACCTTGACTCTAACGTGTGCCGTGATACTAAAGTGTATATGCAACACTACCTTGCGCGTATGCGAGATGAGCTAGAAAATACGGAACTAGCAGTAGAAGCCACAGCATCTGTTAGGGGCGGATGTGCTATCCTACGTTTGCTGCTTGATTTGCCACAGGTATTTGTAGAGAGTTTTTCAGAGGCCGCTCCAGTAGATGTACTGGAAGAGCAACCAAAGGAAGATGAGGAGAGCCAAGATGAGTGAGCAGGATAAAATGCCAGAACAGCTTGCAGTTGAGGAAGCTAACCGCACTTCTGTGTCTAAGATGTTGGACCAGATGATTAAAGGTGTTGGAGATTCAGGCAAGACAATTGACCTTACGGATGATAACCTTCCCACGGAAGTGGAAGGTGATCACGAGCAAGAGGCTATTGTTAAGGCTGGCGAAGAAGAGCCGGAAGTGAGAGATGAAGAGGGTGAAGAGGAGCTTTCTGGTGAGGAGAGTGAAGAGGGTGAAGAAGAGGAAGTTAAGGAAGTTGAAGAAGTTGAGGAGAAAGAAGCTAGACCCCTAAAAGGTAAAGAGAGTGAGGTTGAGTTACTCCGCCGTGAAGTTATAGAAACCCGGCGGCAGATGGATCAGATGCTCCAGAGTGGTCGTTTTGTGAAGGCACCGGATGATAGTATAGGTGGAGATAGGGACCAACGTAAAGAATTACAGGTCCTTGATTTTATAAGAAACGACGAGGAATATGAGTCCGCTATTAGTAGCCGCGACTCCCTCAACCGTCTTATGAACCGTGTATACTACACCGCGCTCCAAGAGACCCAACGGGCTGTTCCAATAGTAGCTCAAGCTGTGGTAGAGCAAACTTTTCAACTACAGGCTATGGCTAAGGACTTCTTCGAGAAGAATAGAGACCTTCTTCCTTATCGCCGCTTTGTTGGCTCTGTTGTAAATGAGGTATATGCAGAGAATCCATCTAAAGACCCAGTTAAGGTCTTGGATGAAGCTGCGACACGTGCTAGGAAATCGTTACGGTTGAAGGTACAGCAAAAAAAGGAAATGCGCCGTAGTAAGGGCGCTAAGGTTTCTGCTGGGGCTAATTTTACACCTACGCAGGGAAGTCGGCCTCCAATTAAGTCTGATACTCGCACCAAGTTACAAATAGAACTTGATGAGATGTAAGGAGATAAATTATGATTCCAAGAGATTTTCTTGAGGTTAGGGCTGGTAACGCACCGGTTAAGATAGTAACAGCTGCTGAAACCCTCGATGTAGAGGACCAGCTTGTGCTGGCTGTTGGTGGTAACTATGCTATCACGTTACCGAACTGCTGGAAAGCTCGTGGCAAAGATTACTTAATCTATCGCCATGAGGGTACTGTAGGTAGTATAACTGTGCAGGACCAGGATGAGACTGCTAACCCCTATACGAGTGCAGCCACAACTGTCCGGGATGATTTTGTCCTGGTTAGAAGTTTTGGCTATGTTTGGATCGAGTTGAGAGAGCAAACCACTATCTAACAATTGAAAGGTTTGAAATATGAGTTCTATAACGGCTTTCCCAGGTATGAGAGGTAGCGGTGACTTTACCGTTACTGGCCAGCGGCCTGAAAGTTGGCGCCAGAAAATCCTTGAACTTGACATCAATGGTATGACCCCTTTAACGGGTATACTATCCATGATGGATGAGAAGAGGGTAACTGATCCACACTTCCATTGGTATACTCGCAAGATGAGTAGCCAAGCAGTGTCGGGTACAGCTGGGGCCTTCATCTACAAAAACGCGGACCTTGCTACAGCCTATATTGCTGGTGATGACTTCGCAGAGGGCCTTACGGTTTATGCGAAGATGAGTGCGGCTAATAGCAAGATGTTCCGTGTTGGTCATCAGGTTGGTATGCTTGATGAGAGTGACTATACCAATACTCTCAATGGTGAAGTTACTGCTGTAGTTCAAAACGGTGCAAGTAGCTATGTGGCAATTGAGCTACTTGAGGCAGATGGTACAGGTAATGGTGACCTAAGCAATTGCGATTACCTAATCGTTATTGGTAATGCTAATAGTGAAGGTGCTAGCATTCCTGATTCGATTGCCTATGATCCAACTGAGAACTACAACTACACCCAGATTTTCCAGACCTCACTAGACCTAACGCGTACGGCTCTGCAAACCGAGTTACGCACTGGTGATCCTTACAAGGATGCTAAGATACAGGCTTTGCTGTATCATGGTGTTGAGATGGAGAAGGCGTTTATTTGGGGTGTTCGTAAGCTTAAGTATGGCCCGAATGGTAAACCTAAGCGATACACCATGGGGCTGTACCACTTTATCAAGGGTGAAGCTGATGCAGTGAAGTATGACTACCGCCTTGAGACCGATGCGGCTTTTTTGCACAAAACGTGGACTCAGGCTGGTGAGACTTGGCTTAACACACGTCTTGAAGAGGCATTTCGTTTCGGTAGCCAAGAGAAGTTAGGCTTGTGTGGTAGTGCAGCTTTACTTGGTATTAACCAGCTAGTACAGGCTGGTACTAACTATGATATTACCCAAAGTGACCGTAGTTATGGCATTAAGGTGCTAAATTGGGTTACACCATTTGGTACTCTAATGCTCAAAACGCATCCGTTGTTCAACTATGTTCCACCTTTCCGGAACACTATTTTCATTCTTGAGGCTAGTAACCTGAAATATCGTTATATCCAGGATACGATCTTTAAGGCTGATAAGAAGTGGCGTGAAGGTGGGCAGACCTCCATCGACGGTTTGAAAGAATCCTATCTGACTGAGTGTGGGCTTGAATTCCGTTACCCAGAAACCATGGGTTATTTCAACGGCGTTGGTAAAGATAATCCTTAATAAGGAGGTTAGAATATCTACCTTACTTACGAATACAGCGTAGGCGTGTAAAATAATTGTACACGGTATGGGGGCCTCCATGAGGGGGCCCCTTAGGAGAATTATATGGCCCTGCTAAGTACTGTAAAGCTCCTAATTGAAATGACAGGTAGAAATGACCTAGTAGTTGACCTAACTAACTACGCAGAGCCAACAAGTGGTCTAGGTGCTCGTTATTGGCTGAATCGTGCTCAGCGATTATTAGATCGTGTGCAGGTTACTCCTCAAAGTGATGCTTGGTATATTACTAAGCCTGTAGCTGGTACTTATACTATCCAGATGGCTCAATGTCGGGCTATTACAGAGTTCTGGTATACAAATAGCGATGGGGAACGAGCTAAGATAGAGCGTGTTCAGTTGGATAACTTTAGGTCCTATTATTACAAAGATGTGTCCGAGTACGATCAGGGTGTACCTGAGTTTTATGCTATCCAACAATTCCGCCAGGCACCTAGTCAGCAAGGTATAGTACCAGACGCTGGGACAGATGACTACCAAGACCTGATTATTGGTGCTGCTGATACCTATCAAGGTATCATATTTATGCCACCTAGTGATGGTACGGTGTCTTATCGTATTAAAGGTAAGTTTTACTGTAAGGTACTAACTGCCGATGTGGATACTAGTTATTGGACCGAAGAGTGCCCAGAGGCGCTTGTCCTTGCAGCTAAGTGGTTTCTTGAAGGTATGTATAAAAATGAGAGTGGTCTAAACTCCCTAATGGCAGCATTACAGCCTATACTTGATAGTATTGAGATGGATAATATTGAGACTGAGAGTGCTGGTGTTATACAAATGGAGGGCTAGAAATGGTCCGGAAGATTGTGGTTAGTCCTAGCATTTTATCTCACCATACAACAGTGGTGGGTCCAGAGGGCACCATAGCTTACTTTATATTTCCATATAGTGGTAGAATTGGTAAGGGCCGAATTAGGATTAAGCAGAAGGAAGGCAACAAGACTATAGTTGCCCTTGTAGCTTATACCAGTATTAAGGGTGTGGTTACCAATTATAAAGATGCATTTGATAAGAATGGAGAGGCCACCTTCCCAGATTACTATGAGGTAGAAGAGGGAGGCTGCCTTCGTATTAGCTTGTTATTTGAAATGGGTGGATTTGTAGATGAGGGTATTATCGAGGCCGCTGTGAGTTGTGGTTTCTTACCAACCCCGGTGCCGGAGATGGTGTTAGTTATAGGACAAGAAGATGCCTCGGGATGAACACTTTGAAATAGAGCCAAAGCAGCTAAGACTACGGCCTAGCTTACGAATGCCTCGTAATAGCATATTATTGACTGACTGTAAGGCTTGTAAGAGTAAACCGGAAGCATTAGTAGGATACAAAGTACTAGATGTACCTATTAGTGCTGCTAAGTTGGCTGCCGCAGTACCGGCTATTGTATTTAGTTGGCCATTTCCACAACTAATTAGAGGCTCTGCGGTAACCTTGCTTTGTACTAGCACTAATGTTTACTTGGTAGATGAGAGTAATTGGACCATAACTACTATAACCACCTACGACTATTACAATCCTGCTATTTCACAGGCGATAGTGGCGGGTGGATATTGGCATTTTGCGGATTTCTTTAATACTTGGTTTTTGTATAACGGTAGCTGTTCTGTTATGAAGTTTGGTGATGACATTAAGTATTATACCCAAGACGAAGTAACAATCAAGTCTGGTTGTGCTATGCGAGGCCGGTTAATTCTCTATGGTTTCAACGCCTCTGATTATTGGAGTAACACCTGGGACACTATTCTGACTAGCCTAATGACCAGCGAAGAGCCTCCACATAGTAGTCTACCAACCACCATGACCGATGTTGGGCCGAATTGGCTCTGGTATAGCACTATTGGTGGTGGGGATATTAAGTTTATCCACAACCCGACGCTTGCTCAGGTAGGTAGTTTAGGACTTACTGATGGGCACACCGCTACAAATCCGTTATTCCTTGATTATCTAAAACGCAATGAATGTGGGTTGATTCCAACCCGTGCTCAAGACTCTGGCTTGGTGATTAAACCGCTGGGGACCCTACTGATAGCTTTTGGTTTTGATGCTATTTCCGTATATCAGCAGTTTTCTGAACCTGTTCCTAGCTTCGGATTGCTTCGTACTTTTCCATATGGTATAGCTAGCCGTGGGGCAGTAGGGGGTAATGAGGATGCTGGTTACATTTTTGTGGATGATCGTGCTTATCTGCGTAGTGTGGATAGAGAAGGAAACATATCCAAATTAGACTACCAAGAATTTATGGATGGCATGACATTAGCTAACATAGTAGTATCTTATGATCCGGCGGAGGGTGAGTTTTTTATCTCGGATGGAATATCCACCTTTGTCTATGTTCTTGATTCACAGGGTCTAACGAAAGCCCCAGAGGCAGTAACAGGTATAGTCACAGCCGAAGGTAACACCTATGCTATGACTAAAGCCTACACCGACGATGACTTTTTGCTGGTAACTGATACGTTCGATATGGGAGTACGTGGCCTCAAGCAAATAAAGGGTATCGAGGTTGGCGGCTCTCCCGATACTACTCTTGAGGCCGCGTTTGATTATAGGAATGATGGAAGCGCCTCGTTCACGCGAACAGCCTATCGTAACTGTAATTCGATGGGTTGGGTGGAAATGAACCTAACTGCTGTTGAATTTCGCCTGGTACTTCGTGTGAGTACCAGGACCGGTAATGAGAAGATTGATTATATCAAGGTAAAATGGCAACCAATTGACTTCCGAAGCACTAGATATTCAGTCCGAGCCGGAGGGTGATATAGCTGAGCCTATTCTAGTTAGGCTTACTGCTACTCAAATATCGCTACATTGGGAAGCTATATCTATTGGTATACTTAATGGCTTACGGGTTGGTCCAATAGACGATATGGAGGTTGTAAAAGCGCGTTTGTTGCAGGCTATACTACGCAGGTATTTAGAGTGTTGGGTAATAGTTCCAATTACAAAACAACGGCAGATTCTAGGTGTAATAACTACACTATTCTCCGGTGATATGTATGCGGGGGAGAAAACCCTGATTATATACTCCTTATACCGTTATGAAAAAATGGAGCAACACCTTTGGCCTTCATTACTTAAGACACTTTTAACTTATGCAAAGGCTAATAATTGTCATAGGTTAATAGCATACACTGAATTTGATCGGGTTGTAGAACTTGCTACCTCACTTGGCGCCAAAACGAGTGTGAGGTTACTGGAGTGGGAGGTGTGATATGAGAGGTGGAGGATCGTCTGGGAAGGTTGGGTATCCGGCTTATATGGAAACTAAGCATACTGCTTGGTTAGATAGTATTGCTACACTTATAACGGCAGATACAGCAGGTGCTGGACCTTATAATACTGCTTTCTCTTATGATCCAGATTATGATTTATCCAATTTTCAGGACAAGATCGATTCTTTTATTGATACGATAGATGTTGTTGAACCAATACTGGATTATGAAACTTTCCTTGCCGCCGCAGCCTCGGCTGTAGATGCTAGTTTAGAGCCTGATACCTACATAGATGAAGCAACAGTGGCCTATGAGAGTGCCCAGCTACCCCCTTATTTCCGCTCTATTAACCGTTTTACTGGGCCTATGAGTGATCTAAATGCGGTCCATACCTCCGCTTTTGTTATTGGTATGGCTATTATGGAGCAGAGTTTCCAAAATAATGTGGATGGCTTTGCGGCTCAACTTAAGGTGCAACGGAGCCAAATTAGGGCTACAGCTATCCTTGATGGTGTTCGCTCTATTATGCAATTGTTCAATTTTGAGTTACAGGGTGACTTAAATATAGCACAGTTACAAGGTGATTTTGCCTATAAGGCTATTGGTTTTAAAACAAACCAATATGAACAAGACTTAGCCATCGACGTACATGATATAATGTGGGATTACGATGTATTTATGCGAGGTGGTGAAATGCTTGGCTCAATTAGCGGTGCGGCTGCTGGTCCGCTTAAAACACCTAGAGGCCAACAGATGCTTAGTGGCGGCCTTAGTGGCATAGCCAGCCTTGCTACGACACTTGGTACTTTGGGAGTGCTATAGGCGTGTACAATTATTTTACACGGTATAGTTGGAGGTTATTCAAATGGGTATGAATGAAGAACAAGCCCTAACACTTGTCAAAACACTATCACAGTGGGGACAGTCATTAGGCCAGCCAGGTGATTTTGGTTATGACCTTGGTGCTTCTACGGAACAAACAGCTGACCAGATGCTTTCACAGGTTAAGTATGATAAGTATAAGAAGGAACAAGAAAAGCAAAAGAAGTCCGGCCAGTATGGTAAAATTGGTAGTGTTGTTGGTAGCATTATAGGTAGTACTATTGCCCCCGGTGTAGGTACAGTAATAGGTAGTACTTTAGGTGAAACTATTGGTAGTACTGCAGGTGGTGGTGATGCTTGGGAGAGTTTTAAAGGTTCGGCCATAAATGCTGGTACTAACCTTGCTGTTAGTAAGTTAACTAACACGGGGGCAAATAAGGCCGCTGAGGTTGCCGACAAGGGAACTGAAAAGCCCGACGTTGAGCCGATTAAGATTAAGGCTGGTGAAGACATAGCCGCTGATACGGCCGATAGACTTACCATACCTAGTAGAGCTAATACTAGCCCTACAGGCGCTGGTGATATTGCACCCATAAATACTAAAGGTGAGCAACCAGGATTTCTTGGTCGACTTAAACAGAGTGCAGGTACTTACCTCTCAGATCCTCAGAATGTATCCAACCTCATATCGCTGGTGGAACAAGCCACAACTAAATCTGAGCCTGCAATTGACACCAGAGGTCTAAGCCCCGAAGCGGCGGACCGTCTTACTACTAGGGTGGCTCAAGAGCGCCAGTTGCAAATGCAAGGTTTACAAACCGAGCAGGAAAATAAGTTCCGTAGTGAGTCAGGAGCTAGAGAGGAGAAACAGTTAGGATTAGAGGAGAGGCGACTAAACTTAGCGGAGAGGCCACAACCCCACTATGCTGATGTACCTATACTAGATGCTGCGGGAGTTAAAATAGGTAGTAGACCTGCTATAGTAACTACTGACACTACAGGTGCAATTAATATGATACCTATACCTGGTGTTGAAGGTGTAGCTGAACCAGAGGTACTTCCATTTGGTGGTGTATTTATACCTAAAACAGAGGTTGCTAAGATGCCTTTAGAGACTCAGTATAGGATACAAAGAGAAGCTGCTACTGCTGAAGCTGCGGCTGTTTCAGAGGCTAGATTACCTGCTCAGCTTGAGGCAATACAAGCCAGAGGTGCTATTAGAGGTGGTGGGGCTGCTGGAGCAAGGCCAGTTATGGTACAGACTAATCAAGGTCTTGTACCAATGGATCCTCGGCAACTTCCATTAAATGCTCCTATTCCCGGAACAGCCCTGACTCTAGGTGAACAAGCCCAAGATACTGCAAACTTAGGTGAGCCACAAAAGGTTATTAACGGGTTTGTTAGTGAAGCATTGTTACAAGGTGGATACGCAAAAGTGGATCCTAATGGTATGCTTTCTATACTTAGTGGCACCGAGAGCCAACAGACCCAAGTAGCTTATATAGCCGCAGTAACTAAAGAGAAGATGCGGACAGGATTAGAAATGTACCATACTTATGGTATTCCTACTATTCGTCCTGATAGGATGATGGTGATTATTTGGCGACCTAAGGTAGACAGGGTGGATACAGAAATAGGAATGATGCCTAGCCTAAACCCACTAGCAGCTAGTGGGCAGGTAACTGGTGGTGGTACTCCAGGATTGACCATACCAGATGAAGGAGGATTACACTTTGGGAACGAGTAGCATAGCCGTGCCAGAGCCTATACCCCTACTGCCAGGTGAGGTATTGGGTAAGCCGATAATAGAGGTAGGCCAACAACAACAGCCTACTGCTAGTAGTGTTCCTTTACTTCCAGGTGAGGTGTTAGGTAAGCCGATGGTGAATATGGAAGCTATTACACCTAGCCCTACTGCTGCTGCGGCTGCTGTTACTGCTCCAACACCAGCATCCATAGCACAAGTCAAACCTACAACACCTATGTTTCCATCGGCACAACGGGCTGGAGAGCTGGCTAAGTCTGGCTTAGCTTCTAGCGTACTTGCGATTGGCATACAAGATGAAGAAAATTTTCTTCGCGGGTTAGAAAAAGATAGAGCAGCCAGAATGGGTATTAGCTCTGATCCTATGAGTCTTGTTGAGCCTTACAGGCCTTACCAAGTTCCAACGGTTGAGATGCCTTCACCAAATTATCCTGGGCCACCTTATGTTAATGAGTTATCAAACGTAGGTGTAGAACTATTAAGAAATGCAATAGAAACACCTACTCAAGGTGCTATTACAGTTCCTTCTATACCAGAGTTTGCACAGCGGCCTATTGCAGAGGCACGTAAGAAAGCCCTTAATATAAAACCTCCATCTGGTATAGCTGAAAGAGTAATCCAGAATGTTCCTGCAATGGCCGCTGACTTACCAACTATGTTTGGGGCTGGTGCAGCCACACCTGGCCCTCCACCTGTGAAGGTAGCGGCTGCTTTAGCCGCCCCAACTTTGATTAAATATCTAAATGGTGAGGCTACCCTAAATGACGTAGCTTGGTCCGCTAGTACTGGTGCTGCAATAGGCAGCTTCGGTATGGTGCCAGCATATGGTATAATAGAAAAGACAGTTAAGGCACTTGGTGATATTTTATTATATAGCGAATCCGCTGCATTACAAGAGGGTAAATATGCTCCCTCACTAGAAGACCTAGCTGTGACGGCTATAACCCTTGCACCGATAGCTCTAGCCCATGTGGTGGCCGGACCAAGAGGTAGAGGTACAGAGCCTGTAGGTGCAGAGCCAAAACCAAAGCCTTCTGAGACTCCTCCTCAGGTTGAACCTGCTATTATAGAGATTCCTACAAAATCTAAAACCGAGATACCTAAGGTTGTAGAGAGAGTACCGCAGCCTCGTAATACTAAGGCCGCTAAGGATTTCTATGAAAATGTAATGAGGCCTGTTAGACCAGCTGAACCTATTGAAGTTCCTAGACCCTCATTGAGGGGGGAGGTAAATAGGCTAAGTAGTGAGTATAGAAATATAATCAAACCAACACAAGGAGAACCTAGCCATGCCAAAGAAACTAGAGCACCAATTGAAACGGAAAGCCAGCAAGAAGCACCTAAAGGGCAAACGGAAGAACGCCTACGTATACGGAACACTCCGGAAGACAGGGTGGAAGCCGAACAAGTAGCACCAATAAAAACTCCTCCTTCACGTCTGCCGGCTGAGTTTGCGGCACCTTTGGTTCAGCCCGCTCCGTTAGTGCCAAAAGAAACTCCTCCCCCACAACCTTTGGCTCAACCCACTCCGCCGCGGGAAATAGTTGAGCTACAACAGAGCGTGGTGGGGGAGGAGCCTAAACTTGAGCCATCTGAATTAGTTCCTGGCAAGGCTGCCGCTACTCCGCAAGAGGTAGCAAATCGACTGGGCCTTAGATTTGATGCTGAGGTTGACTACCCCGATGCTAAGTACCGATGGATCGTAACTGACCCGGATAGTCCTGCTAATAAGGCCACCTTCTACACAGAAAAAGCTGACCTTGAAAGTGTGATGGGTAGGCTAGAGGAGAAAGAGGCTGAGTTTTCTGAGCAACCTGAGATTAAGCAACCTGAGATTAAGACTGAGATTAAGCCTGAACTTAAGTCTATGACCAATACCGAGTTTAATGCTAAGTTTGAGGCTCTGAATAAAGCGTATAGGGATGCAAGGGCCAAATTTGTTGCCCTGTATGAGGATGGTGGTAAGATTGCTCTTATAAGGTATAGAAATAATAGAGGTATTCCTAGTACAGAGGAAGCTAAGGCAGAGGACCTTATCCACGGTCTAATAACTCTGGAGGCTAATGAGGCCTTCTTGGGTAACAAGCCTCCAACCGTTGAAGAGGTTCTTGGAAAACAGACACCGAAACCTAAGGCAAAGGGGCCGAAACCTAAGAAGCCTCCGCAAGGTCCTGCTCCTGCTTCTTATTTTCACTTTGCCCCCGATGAGATATTTAGTGGTTTCAAGCGTGTACATGGAGCGGTAAAAAAAGCTGCACAGCGGATGGAACGGGTTGTAGATATGGGTAGATCCTTAAATCATGAGCGGCAGAAGGCAATAGCTAGGGAGGCAGCTAAGAGCCTAAATAGAGGTATATTCTCACCTAGTGTTAATATAGAAAATATCTTAGATCGCTCTCCTGTCACAAACCGTATATTGTGGAGTTTTGAACTAACTAGAGGTAGCTCTCCTATAGTGGACCATTTAGTTAAGGATGTATATAATGAGTCCTATAAAGACTTATCATGGAAAGAAGGTGACGCATTAAATATCTTTGCCTCTATGAAGCGTACATCTGAGTTAGAGAAGCAAGGTAGACTAAAAATACCTGAGAAGGGTGCTAAGGTAGGTGATGCTTCTAGTTGGTTGGAGGCCCTAAATAAAGCTAATCCTTCGTTGTACACTAAGTTAGAGGAGCACTATCAGCCTATTAAAGCTGCTAATAGATACCTATTAGATTTTAGTAATAAACATGGTTTACTAATGCCTGAAGAATACAATGCCCTTAAGAGACTAGGTGGTAATTATTCCGTCCGGCAGTTTTTGAAATATATAGATGGTAAGGTGGTCTCTTATAGTAGGCAAATACCTAGGCTGGGGGCAAAAATCAGTATAGGCGAAAGTGGCTTTAAACACCTAAACGCTGGTGATATGTCATACCTAGAGAGAGACCAACTTAGGCTACTTAATGAGGCTGGTAGGCGTATTGTTGGTCGTGCGCTTAAGAATAGGGCATCAATGGCATTATGGGAATTTACTAGAGATAATCCTAAAATGGCACTAAAGCAGTTTGGTTTTAGGATTGTAAAGCCTATACGTGCTATTAAGGGTAAAGCTGGCCGATATATTTGGCCTACACCAAAGAGTGGAGAGGCGCTTATAGAGGCATTAGATAAGGGTGACCAGCGTGGAGTGATGGTGCCTGCCAGCTTTGCGGATGAATGGCATGTAGTTGACCCTAATCTTAACAAACAGGCGCTTAACCTTATTGGTTGGTTATCCGGTGCAAAGGAATTTAAAGTTGGTGCAACAGGAGTGTTGACTCCTTTCTTCTTTCTTGGTAACTTGCCGAGAGACTACCAATTTACTGTTATTAGGAATCCTGACTTAGTAGGTGTTAATCCTATAACCGGAACCGGGCGCATGATAGCTAGTTATATAAACACCTTTTCTGATGCTGCCCGGGAAAAGGGCCTATATGATATAATGAGAGAAGAAGGTGGGTCTTTGGAGTTTCTAGCCACCCAAGGCCACATGACCACTAAAGCATTTGGTGCTTTTAGGGATATTGAGGGTGTGATAGGTAAAATTAACAGGGCCTCAGAAATATGGACCCGTCTTGTTGTGATGGATAGGGTAATAAAGGCTCGTGCTGAAGAGAGGGGAATTAGCTATGATGATGCCGCAAAGGATCCAGATATACAAATGGAGGCTGCATATAGGGCTAGAACTAATATAGACTTTGGTCGTTCTGGTAGTGTAGGCCGTACAGTTGAGGCATTTTCACCTTATACAACTGCTGGCCTAGCCGCTGTAGACGGAATGCGTAGAGGTATACGTAGTGATGCGTATCGTAGGGCAAGGGAAAGAGGAGGAGCTAAGCCTGATATAGGTGATTACACTTACCGTAATCGGGTACTTTGGAATTTAGCCTCCGTTACTGCATTAATGGTTTCAGCTGGGCTGGTTTCTAGGCTTAGACACCCACGGGCTTACGAGGAAACCAGTATGTATGATAAGGTGAATTACTTACCTATTTATACAGGTTTGTGGTATAAAGATGAAAATGGAGATAAGAGGTATATATATTTTCGTCTAGCCAAAGATCAAAGTGTACGAGCTACATCGGTGTTAGCGGATGCTATGATAGACCATTTCCTAGGCTATGAAATAGACACTGATGCTATTAAGGAAGGATTAGCTAATATCTGGGTAGTATCTCCTACCTCTATAATGCCCCCAATGGCTAAGTCTTTGTATGGACTAAATAAGGATTGGGATTTAAACAAGGGTAAATCTATCGGCCTGTCTAATGTATATGGTAAAGAGGACTGGGATGAGAAGACTAAGGAGATGTACAAGGAGTTAGGAAAGCACCTTGATATTAGTCCTAATAAGGTACAGGCAGCAGTTGAGTCCCTTATTACCAACAATGATGTACTAAAGTCGGTAAATATGCTAACGGAGATGTGGAATAAACCTATTAGTGATGAAGAGATGGAGAAATTTGGTAAGAAATGGTACGAGGAGATTCAGAATATTCCTGGTTTAAGTCGCCTTGTAGGTGTAACTGATCCCAATACACCGGAGTATGAGACTACATATAAGGCTAGGGAGGCTTTATCCACTAAAAGAATAGCTATAGGTAGAGACGTAGATGCCTTGGTAGATTCACTCGTGGCAAAAGACAAACGGGGGATTAATATTAGAGGTTTAGATGAGAAGGATACTCCGTTCTCTTATATAAAGAAGCTAGAAAATAAGAATGACCAATCCTTCGCACAAGAACGTGCAGTAGCCTACTGGCGGGCTAAGGTGCTAAATTTAGGTGAATATTGGGAAACACTTAGAGACCTGCCACCAGATATTAGGGAGGCTAACTACCTCAGCAAAGCAGCCCGCCTAAAGAAGTCAGACCCGAAGGGTTATAAAGACTTTATGTTTAAGTTGACTTTATACCTACAACCAACAGAGAATCCAGAAGTGCTAGAAAATGTCCGTCAGTGGCTTAAGGATAGAGGTAAATAATATGGTTACTAATAAAAATGAGGAGTTGCGTGGTAGTGGTAATGTACCTAGAGAACCAGGACCTGGGTCTAATTTTGGTCCTAACTTAGCACAGGCGCTAGCTAACTTTATAGGGGCCAGGACCTCTAATCGTGCTGTTGGAAATAATAAGCAACCAACACAAATTACTGGAACTACAACGGGTACACCAGCTGTAAGTGGATCTCAGTATTGGGATGGATCTCAGTACCAAGCGAACACACCAGGTATTGGCTCAACAATACCTCAGTGGCATGGACGCCTTAATAGCATGGTTCAAGGTAATATTAATAGGGGTGGCTTATCTCCAGAACAAATGATAGGAGTGTTACAACCATTTATTAGTGGTGGCCAACAAAGCCGGGGTGGCAGTAGCGGAATTAGTGGCTTATTTATGAATGCCCTTGGTAGTCTATTTAGTGGGCTTAGTGGCTCAACAGGAACACCTAATAGAGGTAGCACTGGTTTTGGCGGTGGTTTTGGCGGTGGTATATATCCACAAACTGTAGACCAGCCAAATGAGACCGGCCTTGGGCCAAGTGGACCCGGAAATATTGGTGGTGGATATAATGCCTATACTGGACAGTATGGTTACGGATTGAATTATGGTCCAATACTTGGCGCTATGGTTGCAGGAGAAGGTCCGGTTAATAGTAGAGTCCGTGACTACTATCGTGGTCCTAGTCGGGCTCCGTTTGCTCAGACTCATGGAGCACAGGAACGTCAATACTAGAACCGTGTACAATTATTTTACACGGTTTCATTACCCTCATTCTCTATATGCCTAACCACTGTAACACCACTAGACAACTCCATTTTGCAAAATCCTATTTTCTCAAACGTTTGCATGATACCAAGTAGGTCATCCCTAGATACGTCAGTTAGGTAACGTTTTTGCAGCACGCTTAATGGCATCACACCTGCTGATGCTATATCTGCCATAAGTTGTGGAAACAGAACTGCATTATTTATCATACCATAACCTCTATATACCTTCTCCATATATCTCTCAGTCCATTCTAGTATCTTGAGTGCCCTATCATGTATGTCTCCATCCAATATCATGGAGTCATCCCGGCTAGCACTTATAGCCATTCCTATTTTAAGTAGATGAGTAGCTCTTCTGCCAATGTAACCAAGGAATCGATAATCCATATCTGGTGGGTGTATATCTTGTTGGCGCCGCCAAGCTATGCGCTTTTCTAGGTAGCTGGCATCCATACTAAATGCACCACTTAATTGAGCTATGATGCTAAGATCATAGGACAAGTCCTCAAATAGGGCTAGTTCTTTCGGTGTTCGTATGGGTACATCTACAATCTTACCCTTTCTTTCTGCATGGACGAATATAATACGGCTAGTCAATCCACCACCTACAGCTAAGTCTGGTAGAGAAATTTGCAGGGCAGATGGAGTTGTAGCACCAATCAAATTAACACATACACCATGTACAATATCCTCACCACGGCTTATAGTTTCATAACTCCAGGGGTCCCTACAATCATACCAGTCTGTGAGGGCACTTAGGAACTGTGGATTGTTATGACCTAAAAATACCGAGAGCTCCTGGCTCCAAACAGTTATGGAGGCGTGTCTATGTGGTATACCATCCTTAGATATATCCACCGTATTACATTGTTTCATCTTTCGGATTAGCGCCTCCCTAGTAATAGACTCGGCTGCTAATCTAACGGAACGTTCACCTAATAATAACTCTAAGCAAGGACCCATAGCTGTACCTTTTCGACAGCTACTAGGTCCTACTAATACAACAAACATATTTGGATAAATATCTTTTTCCCATGTTACCCAACATTTTCTTTGTAGGACGGCAGCTATTGTGGATAACCCTGCCCATAACTTGTATAACTCCGGCGGCTCCGTATTATCCATATA